CGTAGGTGGCGTCGCTGGGTCTCGGGGGACGCTTGGCCTGCGGGGCTGGATAGACTTCAAGATCAGCCTTTGCCTCGCTCAAGTCCGCGCTGGAATAATTCGGGATGACCGTGTACTTATCCACAATCCCCTTCAGCACCCCGAACGACTTGACGATAGACTTGGACTGCTCCAGAATCAAGTCCTCTGGAACAAAACGCGGCCTGTTGCGATTGCGGAACAGGCTGACCTCCACGGGCACCCAAGCATAGATCAGGAATATCCGATACCCCTCTGCCCGCGCAACCTGCGCCTTGCTGATGATACTGCGGGGGTCACGCCCCGTACCGTCAACAATCACGGGATCACCCGTTCCGCTCGTGACAATCTGCTTGTACTGTGCGTCTGAAATCTGCTTGCTCAGATCATGCAACTTGCCAGGGTTCTCGGAATCATACTCGGGGTGCGCTTGCTTTATTTCATCGGGATCAACCACCTTGGAGTTCAGATACTTCATGTAGCGTTTCGACCGCAGCCACGATTTTCCGGACCCCGCCGGACCTATGAATAAAACGGCTTGCCAGCGAATGTCCTGCGGCCCAGCGACCTTGCATAACCCAGCAACCCCCATCTCCCGCAACGCCGCTATGATCGGGTCTCGATCAATACTTGAAAGTTTCATATCAGGATCTCCATCTATATCTTTATCCCGTTGCTCATCCGTCTTGGTCTTAGTCCTCCACGGCTTCTTGACATCCTCGCGAGGGGATCGCTGCTCGACATCATGCGTGTGCTTCTTTGATGTACCACCCGTGTCAGAAATCAGATCTCGGTCTTTCCTATTGACCTGTAGCCCCCTCGCTCCACGACGCGACATGGACGCCGCCTTGCCCGTTAGGTACTCCATCTCGCTCTGGAACAACGGCCACTGTTTCAACTTTGATGCAAGCTGCGACGGGTTACCAGCATCCTGATCAAAGGAGTCCATAAGCTCGCGGAACTCCTGCTCCGTCATCTTTTCCTTTACGCTAGACAGGCTATGGCGAGCCTTGGCGACGGCCCCCGGTGCTCCCAACTCAATGTCCTTTGCCGCCGCCCGAAGGTCATGCCGCCCCGTCTTCTTCAGGAACGACTTCATAACCTCCGTCGCCGCCGAATCAACAGGGGACTTGTCTACCCCAGCGATGTTCAACTGCGTCACGGCCTTGCCATCCTTGTTGGAGAACTGCGTAGACCCCGTCTTTCCATTGACTGGCTTACCCTTCATATCCTTTGTGAACTTGTCGAACTGCATCGCCGCAACCTCGTCCCCGAACAGGGAATCAACAATCTCCCCATCTGGCGAATAGGTCATGTTGACATTCATCATCTTGTTGGCCTTGTCAAACTCAAAGCTGTTCAGCCGCCCGCTGTACCGACTAAGAACGTCCGCGCTGACAGAGAACTTGCCCTCGATCATATCCGACACCTGACGGTGCAACAGATCCTTGTCAACATCGGCAATGTCATTGTCCCCGTCAATATGCTCGTGCAACGCATTCTTGTTCGCGTCCTGCATCTGCTTCGACTTCTTTACCTTTTCCTGAACCTCTGGTGATTCGTACTTTTCCTTGTCCTGTTTGAACTTGGCAACCGCCGCCTCATACTCCTCGGGCTTCGCGAACTTTGCCTGCTCTGGCTCCTTCGGCTTCGGCGGCTCCATCTCCGCAGCCAGCCGCAACTTACAAACCGTTTCCATCGTTTCAGGCTTGCGGATGAAAAGTTCCTGAACCTTGTCAGTACCGAACAACGCCGTGTTATCAGCAAGACGGACGGCAGATGCCACTGGTTCCTTGTCCCAGTCCATCTCCGCCGCGTCATGCGTGGTAACCAGATTCTTGTACTTCTCGAATCCGTCCTTTCCGAACAGCTTTGCGTACCGATCCGTCTCCTCCCCGATTGCCACGACAGACGCATCCTTGTGACCGCTACCCTTTGTTGCATCCGTGGCGATAGCCCCCATAGTATAACCAATGTCGTGATTCGCCATTACCGACATGACCATGACCTTGTCTATACCCTTGATCGGCGAACCAGCCTTGGAAAGCTGACCCATCATCTGCATCGCACTCTCGCAGTTTCCAGCAACGTGCCTTACCCCGTGATCACCAATCGGACGCCGCCTCTGCTCCACCTCCTGATGCAACATCCGCTTGACGTCCTCCCGCAAGAACTCGTCCAGATCCTCTTGTGAAACATCTCCAAGCGACCCGTCGTTTGCCGCCTCCTCTACCGCGCTTGCAAAATGTTCAACGAACTTGTCAGCCCTCGGACGGGCGTCATCAGACAATGATGCTGCAAACTTGTCAATCACGCTGGTTGCGTTCTTCTTCAACTCCCCAGCAAAGGCTTTCGCATTTTCCTTGCTGACAGGCTCCTTGCTGACCGACTTCGTCTCCTTGATCTGAGGGTTATCATAACGGGAAAGATTACGGCCCACGTTCTTCGTGAAGGTCTCAAGATCCGCCTTGTTGTAATCAGGCAACCCAGCACTCGCCGCACGCCCCGCCTCAATCGCCTTGTCAACCATTGCCTTCTGCTCTGGCGTCAAGTCCTTGACCTTTGCAGCCGTTCCATCAGGAAACCTGACAACCACATTCTTTGTCAACTGCGTCGGATGCAGCTTGTGCGCCTCCCACCCCTCACCAGCGGGGAATGCGGGGTGATCCGTCACCGATACCTCTCGGTCAATCTTGTACGGCTTTTTCTTCTGATCTTCCTGCTGCTTAGGCTTCTGCTTATCCTTCTGATCGTCCTGCTGCTTAGCCTTCTCATCCTGTTCCTTGACGTGATGCAACGATCTATCAGCATCAGGATGTGCTTCCAGATAGGTGTCTATCTGATTCTTCGTGTCAAAGTCGATTGCGAAGCGACGGGAAGCGGTTGTCACCTGTGGGAGCAAGGATATAACGCCCTCCCCCTCATCTAGCTTCTTCCAGTCGATCTCCTCTTTATCCCCAGACGGAGCATCCCCTTTCGCCTCCTCGTCCCCAGCCTCTGGTTGTTCATTCCCGTCAGACTCGGGCGCAGCGGGTGTTTCAGACGATTCTCCCTCAGATGAATTAGGCTCTGGATCAGCCGTATCCTCGGACTCCCCGCCCGACTGCAACACCTCAAGCATCTTCTGCTTGATTTCATCTTTCAGCTTTTCGTCAACCGCCGCACGCCTTGTCATCATTTTCTCAACCTCCCAACCGCTTCAGCCGCAACCTCCGCCGCCGTATCAATTTCATCATCGCTAGGGTTATCCCCCAACGTCTCTATTGCCGCCGCAGCAGCCGACTCAATCTGACTATCCCCACCGCTATCACCCGACATCGTTCCATCAGCCTCCTCGGAAAGCCCCCAGTCACCCCCGCCACCTTGGTATTCTCCCGAGCCACCATCTGCATACCCAGACTCGTCCCCTCCGCCTCCGCCCATTCCTCCATCCCCCTCGTCGGGCTTGGCGTATTTCAGACCTAGGTACTTGGCAATGCGTTCAACAACGTCAGAGTTCTCAACGATATTCCGACCCACCTCACTACTGATTTCCTCAAGCAGCCTGTTGAAGTTGGCGTCCTTTACGGTAAGCATATCCTTCTTCAGTCCCTCGCTTATCTCGTCTGCATTAAGGTTGAATAATTCATAAATTATATCAACAGGAATACTTCCCTTCTGATACAACTGGAACAAGGACTCAAAGACCTCCTGATTGTCTCGGATCGTTATGCGATTGAAACCGACCGTCGGATGCAGGTACTTCTTTATCCCATTAGCCCCCATCTCGTACCACTTGTGCGCCTCGCAGATCGGAATGAAAAGCTGTTCCTCTATGTAATTCCGAAGCATCTCTCGGGTCAACACGAACGTGGTGTTCATAATCTCAACGGTTATCCTGTTGCCCGTGAAGTTCCCCTCACCCGTCATCAGCTCCCGCGTTATCCCCAAGGCGGCAAACACCTGATTCTCGATCCGCTCGTACTCCTGACTCAAATCCAACAACCGATCCTGCGCCCCGATCTGATTCCATTCGATCTGGTAGTTCGTGACAACGCTGTAGTCTGGATCCAGCATCGACATATCTATCTGAGTGCGAAGCTCATCGACCTCGCTCGGCATCAGCCCCGGCGCTGAAATCACGTTTCGGGGCGTCATGTTCCTGCTTGCCAGACTCAACTGCGCATACCGATACTGCTCCTTCTGCAACATCGGAACCAGCACCCGCTCCAGCACCGACGCGCCCAGATCAAGATACGGGCTCTTACGCCTCGCGAAATGATGAACGAAAGAACCCGTCATAGGATCACTGTCCATAACGATACAATCATTCTCGACCACCATATCCACAAGCTCTTGCGGTATGTTGTCGAGGATCTCCGAGTTCATATCCGACCTGTCGCAAGACCCGTCAGGCAACTCGCTGCCCGTGTCATCGGATGCCCCAGCCTGCTGTTTGATCAGTTGGATCAACCGCGTCGGCCTGTACTCCACCCGCTTCTTGTCGGAGAATGGGTATTGGAATACCCCCACCTCCTCGGGCGGCAACATGATAGCCTTACTCCACATCTTCTTTTCCTCATCCCACTCATGGAACAGGAAGCAATTATGAGTACGGATACCAGCAGCGCAGTACGTGTGAGAGCCTTTTACCTCGAAGTTGTACACATGTCCTGAATAAAAAGGTCTATCAACTTCGTCAACCCTATAGTAAAACTTGCCATCAACCTGTTTGAACGTCGGATTAACTTCTACGACTTCGCTCCACGTTGCCTCTTTTTCTTTAAGGCACCCATGAATCAACGATTCAACAAAACCACGAGTTCCGATATTGACGTTAAAACATATTTTATTACCAACAACACGTTGGTCTCCGATAGATGTATCCACCATCCTCTTACTTGCACTGAATGTCATTGGGAATCCACATTTTATTGAAATGTGAAAAAGTTGAATCATTAGCTCCTTGTTCGTCCCCGCTATTCCCACGGTTAGTCCAGACTCTTTTTCAGATACACATCCGTCACTGTCGATAAGCCCACGAAGCAACCACACTAATTTTTCTTTCGGCAACTCCATTACCCAACCAGGGATTTTCTTACTACCACACTCGGATCCGAAGTTTATATTCCACCACGAAGCAAATACAGGGTCTCTAACAACGACATGATCCATGTGATCGTAAATCACCTTTTCACTAGACACCGCCTCGTCTCCAAACAACGAAACAGCAATGTCGTTTATTCGGTTGAAAAACTCTGGGACCAACGGAGAAACACAAATGTCCAACCCGATAAACTCCCGTGAAAACTTGTTCTTATTCTTCCACAGCCAACCATCTCCAAGCCAATACCCAAGATAATACAAAAAGTCTTCATCAATGCGGATAGACCTCGGAACAAGCGATTCCATGCGAATGGTACGATCCACGACAGACTCTTCGTCTCTTTTGTCTGTCGGAAACCACCGCATAGAACTTCCACCGCCATAACCAAGGCTAGTTCTTTCCGTTTTTATAACCCCCTTCTGTCTAAGATAATATGCCGCACTTCTAACTCTTACACCGTCTGAGACCCCGAGCATCAAAGCGACCTCAGAGCACTCCTTAACAACTGGTTCTTTAAGAGTCGAAAGCCACGAAACAATTGACTCTCGAACCTCCTTGGATGACACGTTTATTCCCGACGGAGTCTCGTATTCACAAACAACCCCAGAATCATCAACCGAAACAGACGAATAGAATGATCTTAAATAAGGAGGAACCTCGTCAAACCAATCAATCTTGTCTATGTCTACATTCTTTTCTATTCCCCCGATCCCGATCCAGTCCCCCCTATGAACTTCCTCGGCTTTCACCATCTTCTCTTGACCGTCTCTCAACACAAAGACAGGATGCTCACTCGTTGGCGAGAACTCCAAACCAGAAAGTCGCGACACCCCTAGACTGACAAGCCGTTCCGACACCTTGCGCCGTGCAATCCCTGAAACTTCCGAAAAGTTCCCATCAGCGTCAAGCACCATGTCTCCTTCTCTTATATCACTGATAGGAACAACACCTTCACGAGTAAGAATAGGAGTGTCTCCCTTAAAGCAGTTCCCGATCATGGAGGCCTCCATCAGGATAGACTGGGCAAGGTCAAACATGTGAAGCACCTTCATCTGGTTCTCGAAAAACTCCTTGATCTCCGCCTGCTTCTCCTTGTCCTGCATCTTCGGCATGTGCAAAGTGAACTTGGACATCGGCAAGTCAGATAGCAAGTCAAGCCCGCGACCGACATACGCATCGGTGTTGTGAGTCACCATGCCGTTGCAGATATAGGACTTCTCATCTCCTTCCGCATCAACCTCTATGTTGTGAACGATGTCATCTTCTTGCGAGAACGTCACCTCTTTGACCTGGAATGCCGCATAGCCATTTATCAAAAAGGCACCATGAGCAGACTCTTTCGTTTCAACTGGATCCCACAAGACAGAATCTGAAACAAGCCCATTCGCACTCCACGATGGAATCGAGATATGAATCTGCTTGTTGCCACTGTCATATCCAGACCCCGAAGTCCGATCATACACCGCATACCGACACATCACCCTTGCTTGTTCGTTCGTAATCTCCCCCGCCCTAGACGACGGCAATGGAGGAAGAAGAACATAGTCCCCCGGCTTGACATCCTCGGCATGAACCCATTCAGGATTGAATTGGATGTTATTCTTGAACCGCCCTCCATTCGCATAACGCAACTTCTCACCGCGAAGTATCCAGTAAGGATGATGGTGGGTTGTTTTAAGATGATTCTGTAGGCACCACGCTTTGATCGTCGTAGCCTTGTCGTCTGCAAATCGACGCTCAAACTTATCTTTAACTAGCCTCACGGTTCCCAGTCCCGTAACGACACTATCCCCGATCTGTACATCTCGGATGTCTTTTACCGTGCCATCAGCCATCGTCACTAGACCTAGGTCGTTGTCGCTTAGGTAGATACAACGGGCGAAATATCTGTACCACTGGTATTTCTCTGCCAGCGTGACGGGCCAATACAACCGCCCGCCGTTCTGCTGGTTCATCATTGTGAAATACATCGGAACGTCATACGTCCCCGTACGATCCCCAAGCCCGTAGGCGTAGCTCGACCTGTACGCCTCCATCCTGTACCCAGACTGGTATGGGGCGGCCTGCTGCGCATCGTCCAGCAGCATACCTGCGGTTCTATCAAACCCGAACCCGCCAGCCCCCTCTGCCTTCTTGGCAATACGAGCCTTCAGCGGATCAGCCTTGCCGACCGCCACCTTAGGCACCTTCATTCCCGCCGTAACTTTCCCAGCCATTATTCAACCTCCTTGATGCGTGACTCACCAATCATCTTTATCATCGCACCAGTCCCCCGATACAAACGGGTAGCAACCATTGTCGCCTCCCGCGAAATACCCAAGTCCTTCTCCCCTGAATGCAGAATCCCGAACAACGCCTGCAAGGCAGCACTTGCCTTTTTAGCAGCAGCATTAACAGATAAGGCTGACGCATTGAACGCCTTGACCTCTTTCTCCCGATCCTCCGCTTGCCTGCTTTCATTCCTGATGGACTTACGTTCCTTATCCGCCTTGACCTTCTTGAAGGCAACGTGCTGCCTTGCGGCAACCCGAATCGGATGACCAGCAGGCAGGTCGGCCAGCGTACCGCCCATCGCTTCCTTGATCCTTAATAGCTCGACCCGTAGCGGATGCCCCTCTGGGAACACGTCCTCTAACCCGTCACTATCGCCATCTGCGAGCTTCCGCTCAGCTGCCGCCACACCCTCAAGCAGCCCCGCTGTTGCTTTCTTATCTGCCACGTTTCCCTATTCCTTTCATATTATCACCCTCCCGTCGGAAGGATGTCACACCTTAACGGAAGTGAACAGTAGATAACTACCTTCCACATCCGAACCATTCCTTATAACACCATACCCTGTATGAATCTTGTTTGGCTTGAACTCCTTGGTAATCCGCCCCCTGTCACTGACATAAAGCAAGTCGCATGCGGAGTAGACAAGGGGGTTTCCGATACTGTCAACCTCCTCGTAAACATAGACCCGCGCAAGAACGTCGTCAGCAATAAGCATAGAGGCAACCCGAGTACCGACCCGCTGCAACTGGGTAAGGCTGTCAAACTCAAATGCCAATGTTGAATCCTGCGCCGTCATGTCCATTCGATTGTCCCCGCCATCGCGCTGTCTTGTGTCTGTCGTCCACTGGTCTGACAACCGTTCGACATGACGACTGTGCTGCGGCCCGTTGATCAGCATCCCAGCAAGTTGCCCGTAGCCATCAGATACCTCAACGGTGCAAAGTGCCCCAGAGAATGTCAACGGGGCATTGGAATACTTAACCCAAGTCCCCGGCATCCACCCCGAGTCTAACCCGACCCCAGTTGGCTCCACGGGAATAACCAGCCCGCCCTTCATCAGATATACTTGATCGCCCATCGCTTAATCCCTCCTGTATATCATACAGGCTTTTATCAAAATCTAATTAAAGGAACACCCACGCTGCCCTTACGCTGGTAAGCCCCACGCGGGTGATCCCCATGCCTTTTCATTCTATCCACCATGAACCCAAGCGACGTCTGCATCCCAAGGCTGCTCCTCCCGCCCGTAGCACTGCCACTAACGACGTTCATCCCACCATCCTTGGAATCGTTATAGCACGCCCAGACCGCACGCGCAAGTGCGTCGCTTATGTCATCGTGAGCCCCAGCCCGATGCGGGGCACGAACAAGAACCCGATGCTTGTTCTTCATCTCCGCCTCCAGCGACAATATCTCTGGAATCAGCACGGGGTCATCATAGAGAACCAGAAGCTCCTCGGCGTACATCCGCTTTAGCAACTGGTAGATGGAACTGTTCAGCAAATCGTTGAACTCCTTCATCTCCAGCATCCCCAGACCACAGGTTTTAAGCATTTCAGCAAGTGCATACCCGTTGTGCTGGTCAAACAACCCCTTCTTGAACGGGAACCATTTGTGCGTTTCCTTGATCTCCCCGATCATATCCGCCATAGACAACAAGTCCTTGTCCGAGTACTTGCCGCACCCCGCATAGATCGACCTGTCCGAATCCCAGACATCAGACGCCCCAGAGTACCAGACCTTCGAGTAGTCCAAGTACACCTTTCTGGTTTGCATATCCTTATGGACAACACACAAGGCTGTACCGTCGTTCTTGAAACCCAAGTCAATCCCAGCATAGTATTCGATGCCAGTCTGCCCACGGCGGGGTGCTGACGGTAGGGTGATACACTTCTTCATCTCGTTCTCATCCTCGACCCACGCCTTTACGGAGTCGGAGAACTCCGCCCCGTATTCGCACATGAAAGATGACCTGTCACGACGCTTGGCAGCAACCAGAATCTCCTTCGGCAAATCGGGATTCATCATTGCAGAGTACATCTTGAAGCTGAGGGTCACATCGGTTTCGTCAAACGACTGTATGAACCGCTCGTAGAATATCCCGAACTTTGCATAGGGTGAAGAGATGCATATCACCTTCCCGTCATTCTGGAACGATGCGACAGACGGCGTTAGCGCACGATAGACTTCCTTACCGCTGAACCTGCCCGTGTTGTCTATGAAGAAGGCCATCTCGTCCATGATTACGACAATCGCGTTCTTACCACGGAGGGTGTTGGAGGAGCAGCCGCCAGACAGCATGATCAGTGACGGAATCGCCTTAGGCCCCAGAGCGATATCCGCATCCGTCTGGAAGTCAAAGTACGTTTGCGTCGAATGCACACCACGCCCCTGAAGGTATGGGCACTGGATGGCAAGCGTCTTTGCCATGCCGAACACCGTGTCTGATTGATCATCCGCTGGGGCGACGTTTAGGATGTAGCACTTGGTGAAAGCTGGGAATCCATAAGAAGCAGACGGGTCGCCCTTCTTGATCAGCTTGTACATCTCGTAATTCGACATACACGCAGAAAGGGTGGAGTTGTGAGAAACGACATCACCACCGATAATGTGAGTGCCCGAAACCTCCACGTCAACCGTCAGTCTCTTTCCCACGCAATTCAACGACGACACCTCATCCCACATAACATCCGATGTTCCCATATTCATCAAGAAATCGTCACATATTTTTTCCCCATACAACTGTACCTTTCTCCTGCTTGGAGCATAATTCCACCTTAACCTTCCCCTAGCCCCAACACCATGTTCCCCCACGACATCTGCCCCAGACAATCCTCTTTCCGACATAACTTTCTTTACGTATCTCCATATCCCTTTGGGAACAGAACCAAATTCACTTTTAGACACCTCCCGTCTCCTGGCCGACTCAACAACCAAGTCAACCTCTTTCTCTTTTGAAAGAATACCAATATCATTCCGAAATTTTTCAAGACTGTCCGCCCGTGCAATGCAAAGACTCCACGATTCAAATGACTTACCCCCACATGTGTTTTTCTTTTTATTCACAATGGAATGTATTCCATACTTAAGAAGCAAATGCCGCACCCCGTCTATCATCTTTCGCGACGCTGAACAATACCCGATATGCGCACTAGGACTGCCGCCATGTCCCGCCGCAACTTTCCCTTTCACGGTTGCCCACCCATCACATCCAAAAAGACGAGACAAAAAAGCAGAAACCTCGACCCGTGATCCTCTCAAAATACAATCAGGGACTTCCTTTATTACAGCCTTTTTGCCAAAACACCCCACACTCCGAAGCCACTCCTTGACTTCATTTTTCCGGCTCCCATATTGTTTGAATCGCCCAGATTCTTTTTGCACCTCATATCCAAGAGGAAATGACTTAAGACCCTTCTTCCTCACAACGTATCCGGGAAACTCAAGAGCAATAAGTTTCTTCAAATCGCCCAACATCACTTCGCTTCCAGTAGTATATCCAACAGAACATGTAGTCCCTCCATCGCCTTGGAAATGTCCCAGCAACGCCGCTCTTGCCACTCCGACTCCAGCCAGTCCAAATAACTCCGTACAAGCCGCAATCGCAACCTTGTCGCCTACCATCAGGTTTTTCATTTCGACGAAATCAGGCTTATCCATGTCATCCCGCCATACCAGATAAGGATGATTCCAAGATGAGGTTTCCCTTATCCCCCGCTTCGTTACCAACTCACAACATTCAACTCGCCCATTATACTGCGCTTTTATTTGATCAGAAATAGATCGACGCAAGGTAACAGGATCGTAAGTACCTATTCCTATTTTTTCTCCATTTCCCAACCGATCACAAAGCTCACCGAATGTTATCGACCCAGCCGTCGTTGCAATCAGATCATCCTTATCCCGGCACTTGCCCGACCGACGACCGATAGACCATACCAACTCACGGAACAGCATGCCATCCGTCTCGTCCACGTTGCAACGCCCTTCGGCATACAACCACTTCAGGAAATCCGCCTCGTTGAACTCATACAAGATCCGCTCATTGGTTTCGTCTGGAACCTTGATCGTCTTGGAACCACGATCAAGTGGCAGACCGTACGCGCACTTGACGCAGAACTTCTGGACAGGCTTGAGCTTGACCCGTAGCCCCCACGGAGCCTCGATGAATGTTATCGGGTCAACGTCTGCCGCCCCGCTTGACAGGAAGTCGCGGGCAATATCAGCAAACAACGAGTTTGAATCAGCCATACCGCCCCTATTATACCACAGAGTTCGCCGCGTCCAGCAACCGTTCCTTCAAGTCCTTCTTCCAGTTCCCAGTCTTGTCAACGATGGCCCTGAAGAACAAGTCCTTCTGTTCCGCCGTAGACCCCATCAGGATAAGCGACTCGCTGGCCTTCTCCATGAAATACCTGAAAACGATCTCCATGTTCGGCGAGTCTATGTCCAGCCCAGACTGCTTTTCTATGTCCCGCTTTGTCTGTACCGCCTTGATCGCCTTTTCCAGAACCTCCGCCCGCTTGAATGAAATGATACTCGCATCCCTCAAATCCCCGTTGTGCGTCGCAACAAGCTCGTTCCCCAGCAGGTGATCGGTTTCCTTGACGACCTGCTCAATCAAGCCCGTGAGAAGCCCCGTGATACCCGTCTCACCAGCTTCCCGCAAAGCGGATACAAGCCCCTGCTGACCCCCGTAGTATTTCTTTACAAGCTGTTCCCGAAACTCAACGACGCTGCTAACAGGAACGGGCAACGACGTATCCTTCTGAATCACTGCAATAGAACCAGAGAAACCAGACGCCTCTTTGTCAACCTCGACAAACTCATCCGTTACCATTCCATCCCTCCGCCGCGTTGAACATCAAGCTCTCCATCTCGCTCCGCCTCCTCGTCCACGCAAACCTCGTCAACACCGTTCCACACTCCTGTAAGCTCGGGTGTCATGTCTATATCCTGAAAGGAATCAGCAGTCCCGAACTCAACCCCATTCATCTCCCCATACGGATTGACATCAATCTGGCTCGGGACGACCTCCTCCGCGTCGATAGGAAGGGGGGCGACGTGGGTAGGTTCAACCGTCTGGATGTCCAGCGTCTTGCGCACAACCTTCGGGTCATTCACCGTGATGTCTGGCCGACTAACCCCTACCGACATCGGAACCTGCGACTTGTCAACCATCTGCTCCAACTCAACATTCATCGGGGCGATAGCGATCCGCTCAACATCCTTGGACGCATCCACGGCCTTCTTGACCTGCGCCTTGCGATCAAGCCAGCGGAAAGCCATCATCACCTTGGCGGCATTTCTGCACTTCGCCTTCTTGATCTCTTTCGCCACCTTGCTTGGAAGCCCGACCGCCCCCTCCATGTTCATCAGGGTGTCGTCTGTCCACTTATCATCCAAGTCACCACGGGAGCCTACCAGCTCCAACGCCGTACTCGGACAGCGGCAATCCGTCCCCTGCTGGTACAACGACTCGTCTGCAAGGCAAGCATCCATACCGCACGCCACGTCCTGAATCTCCACAGCAGCGAAACGGGAGGTGGGGGTATGCAGGGGGTCGCCGCAACGGCACCCGATGACCATTGATACAAACCGTTTATACGGACTCTTTGCAGCAGACGCCATCGCGACCTTGCAGTTCTTGTACCCACGGGCATCAACTGCGACACGGCCAACAAGCCCGTCTAGTGACAACTGCTTGTCCACGGACGCCTGAATGCTCTTAGGCAGCTTGCCATACTTAACAGCTACCCGACGCTTGACCTCCGCCGCCGTCCGTCCCTGATTCATCAAGTCCCGCGCAAACAGGATGATAGGATCCCCTACGGGCACCTGCGACTCTGCGGGAAGGTTGCGATTCACGACGCCAGCAGGCGCATCCACAAAGATGTCCGCCGACCCGCCGCCCCACTCCATCTCCAGTTCGGGCTTGATGTTGTTCGGATTCTTAGACCCGACCTCCGCACCATCCTCAATCCCTTTTACAAGCCAGTCGTGATCAACAATACCGCGCTGCGGCTCCGCGAGAACAGAGTCAAGATTCATTCCGTACCACCTTCCATCGCCTCCGTGACATCTTCTGCCGAAAGCACGTCGTTTTCAAACACAGGCTCAATCGACTTCTTGTCCTGCGACATCCGCCACAGGCACTTGGTTGTCTTGTGTACCAGCAGATCGTTACCCGCTGCCACGAACATAGTTGACGCACGAATGTTCCAAGGCATCTTCACGACTTTGCTCGGAGCCTTTAACGCCTGATCAATGCCTATCGAACTATGCCAGTCAAACGAATCAAATATGTCAGCACTCATTTTACAACCCTCCATACAAACACGGGCAAATATCAAGTTTTCTTAACAATCACCCTCGCCTTGTTCCCCTTGTACTCCCGACGGACAATGTTTAGGTTGCCGCAGATTATAGAGTAAAGTTCGTACAAAGGCCACATCTTTAGTGATTTCAGCTTTTTCAAACACCGCCTGAATACATACCTGACGTTGACCTGCGACTTGCCGAGCAGCTTGGCGGCAAGCGTATAGGAGGAGGTGTAAAGCATCAGCGTCATCACCGCCGTCTCGTCCTCCGTGAAACGATCATCTCCCGCCTCCCTCCCCGCCAGATACTCCGCATACCGATCAAGCATCGGCTGTAAATAGAATATGAACTTCAGCCGTTTCCTTATCCTCTTTATGTCATAGCACAAAGACGGCTGGCTGCGCCCCGTAATCGTCTGAACATCCTTCTGCTTCTTCCTTGAAACAAATATCAGAAAGAGGATGTCCTTGTCCTTGCTATTCAGAAACCCGAAAACATTACCTAGAAGACTTATCTCGTCTTTGCCAAGGTATGGGATTGCCGACTCCTCATGCTTTCGCACCCTTATTTTTTCAGCGACATTGCCCATACTTACCCAATCACAGGGACCTTTAGTTTCTCATACACATTATACTGCCTGATGACTTTTGACAAAGCAACCTTTACGATTGCACTCCCGACATGAAACCTGAAGAAAACGTCGCAGTCCCGTTCCCGCTTCTTTGTCACGACCCCTGTCAACCCGCCGAATGCCCCTTCAGTACTCTCCACAACATCCCCGACGTTTATATCCACGCACTCAATGGGAAGTGTGGACAGCACAAAGTTCGAGACTTCTTTGTCCACCATGAACATCGGCTTGTCCCCGACGGATGCGATACTATCAACAGCCCCAGTCCGTAGGATCTTTGAATGTATGTCACGATTCCACCCTGAACACTTCAACAGGAAATAATACTCCCCCGTCCCATCCCGTTGCCCATCCCCGACAAACCGATGATCAACCCATACGTCCTTGGTAACGGAGCTGACGACAGACATGACCGCACCACGATCCCCATGCCTGAATGATTCTCGAACCGACATACAGACCCACGCTGGAAGCATATCACCCCCGATTGAACAGGCCCTTGATCTTGGACAGCAAGCTGGAGTGTTTTCTTATGGATATGGACAGGTCAACAGAGCAGTTTTTCATAAGAACCCAGATAAGGACAGCCAGCTTAGGATACTCCTCCCCGCACCGCTCGGGTGATCTTAGGATTTCCTCGAACTCTTTTTTAACACCATCACGGGTGTTCTTGCAATTAAAATATGAACACCGCCCCGCGATTTCATCCGTATCGCATACGAAAACCTGGCCCCTTGCCTTCTCCAGAACAGCAGCACATTGGCAGAACCCCACGGTTCCCTTTTCCCGCAACCGCATACTCTGGTTGTACCTACAGTTCCTTGGACTCCTGCTCAAGAACTCCTTGAACCGCTTTGACAAGCACTTTGCCATGTGCTTCTCAAACATCCCTGCGATCTCACTTTCCCCGCGCATCAAATGCCTCCAGTGCTGCGATCAGCTTCTTGAATGATGACCAACCACCACAGCGTTCAACCTCTCCCGTTAGATTCACCCCGTTTAGGAAAGCCTCCTTCTGGCTGACCTTGCGCCCTAGCCGCTGGCACAGCACCATGTACCTGCGTATCGACTCCTCTATCGACATTGCAGCAGCCGTCTCTTTCAGCACCGAGAACCTACCCCAGCGAGTGACAATCATTCGTGTTGACGGGGCAATTTCAGGATTAGCACGCCTGAACGCAAGATACTTGGCGAACGTCCAAAGCCCGAATTGGATTACCAGCTTTACCATGTATGCTGGATCATCGGGTGCCCTCCTCTCCCATAGGGGCTTGGACGGCCCGAACGCCTCCTCCTTCGCAATCCCCCACTGCTTGAACTCCTTGAGGTAATCAGAGAAGGTAGGATCGCCCACTTTGCGCCCACGCTCCACCATTGACTTGCTGGTGAAGTTGTTTTTACGCAAGTACTCGATAAGCTCGTCCCTCGTCCTTGCCCGACGACGATGCTTCTTGTACTTTTTACGCCTCTTGACCAACGCTAGATTTGCGCGGGCAGCGTCCGACAGTTTCAGAACGTCCATAGGATTCATATTAACCCAGCTTTTTCAGGACAGCGATTGTCTCTGGATCCGTCACCTCTGGCTCGATTGGCCTATCCGACGACAGGACAATGTCAATCCGATGCGACTGTTTCATTATGATTTGCAGGTTTCGGATGATCGCAACATACGGAACTGGGCCATGCAACAGGCAATTCACCGTCTGGTCTGCCGCACCTGCTTGTTCATTGTGAAGCCCGATGATTGCAACCATGATCCGATTGGCATCCACGTCAATTGTCTCAACCGTAGGCTCCGACGAAACCTCCACCACCGCATCATACGTCTCCCCATGATGCTCGTGCAACTTGTTAGATGCACACACAAAAAGCGTCATCATCCTGATTCTCCTTTGTTTAATAATATCGCACACGCGCCATCCCGCTGATGACACTATACGCCAACACCAACCGTTCAAGTTAAGTTATACAAACCTATACTTGTTTTGTCCTATGAGAAACGGTAAGTTTCTCATCTTGAACACCACAAAATTCATAGCATCCAAGTTTTTGCAAAGACCATGAAAACACTTCTTAATCAACACGGTTGATTTCAAACAAAATGTTCTCATAACACCAACCCTACTTGCCATTGATGATGTGCTGGATCGCCGAACTTGACGAACAGACCATATCTATTGCCCTGTCCAACTG